TAAGGAGAATATAATATGGCCTTTGAAGTTTCACCAGGAATTGTTGTTAAAGAAATTGATTTAACCGCAATTGTTCCTTCAGTACCAACATCTATTGGTGCATTTGCTGGTAATTTTAGTTGGGGACCAGCAAATCAAATTACTACAGTTCATAATGAAATTGATCTAGTAAATCAATTTTATAAACCAAGTGCTACTAATTATGAATATTGGTATTCTGCATCAAATTTCTTATCTTATTCTGGTAATTTACAAGTAGTTCGTGTTGCTAATAATACTAGCACATTAAATGCAGTATCTACTGGTAGTGGTATTCTAATCGAAAACGAAACTGATTATGAATATAATCATACTGGTGGTGCTAATACTAATGGTGTATTTGCTGCTAGATACCCAGGAACTATTGGTAATGGTTTAAAAATTGAAATTGCTGATGCTAATACCTTTTCATCTTCTTGGGCATATTTTTCCCAATTTACTGATGCACCAGCAACTTCTAGTTGGGCAGAACAACGTGGTGGTGCAAATGATGAAGTTCATATTGTAGTAGTAGATACAAACGGTGTATTTTCTGGTTCAGCTAATAGTGTTATTGAAAAATATGCATTCGTATCTAAAGCTAGTGATGCATTAACTACTGATGGTTCTACTAATTATTATGTTAATGTATTAAACCAACGCTCACGATATATCTGGTGGTTATCACATCCAGAATTAGCTAATAATAATTGGGGTAATGTTGCTGCTAATACTACTTTCGTTAATTTAGCAACTGTATCAACTAATACATTGGTAAATGGTGCTGATGGTACAATTTCTACTGGTGATATTATTCGTGGATATGATTATTTTGCTGATTCGGAATTTAGTGATGTATCATTAATTATTTCTGGACCAACAAATAGCACTGTTGCTACTCATATTATTGATAATATTTGTGAAACTAGAAAAGATTGTATTGTATTTATTTCACCAGAAAAAGCAGATGTTGTTAATAACTATGCTAATGAAGAAGCTGATATTAAAGAATTTAGAAACCTATTAACATCTAGTTCTTATGCTGTTATTGATTCTGGTTGGAAATATCAATATGACAAATATAATGATGTTTATAGATGGCTACCATTAAATCCCGATATTGCCGGTGTATGCGCTAGAACAGATAATGATCGTGATCCCTGGTATTCACCAGCAGGATTAAATCGTTGTCTAATTAAAAATGTTATTAAATTAGCCTGGAATCCTAATAAATCAAATAGAGATAATTTATATCTAAAAGGTATTAATTCTGTTGTAACTTTCCTTGGTGAAGGTACAATGCTTTATGGCGATAAAACAATGCTATCTCGCCCTTCAGCATTTGATAGGATTAATGTCCGTAGACTATTTATTGTACTTGAAAAAGCTATTGCTAAAGCATCCAGAAGTACCTTATTTGAGTTTAATGATCAATTTACTAGAGCACAATTCGTTAATTTAGTAGAACCTTATCTACGTGATGTAAAAGGTCGTAGAGGTATCTATGATTTCCGTGTTGTATGCGACGAAACTAATAATACTCCAGAAATAATTGATCGTAATGAATTTGTAGGAGATATATATATTAAACCAGCTCGTTCAATCAACTTTATTACATTAAACTTTATTGCTACTAGAACTGGTGTTGCATTTGAAGAAATTGTTGGTAAATATTAATAATGTATGATATAATATTCCTGGTAGTAGTGATATTATCAGGAATATTTCTTTAATGAACATTGGTATTAAAAAATTAATAATATGAAAAATTGGATACTTGATCATTGTTTTACTAAAAATAATAAAATTATATCATGGGCAACTAATAAAAAATGGTTTATTAATAAAAATTATATAAAAGAATATGATACAATAATTAATAATACTAATTTTTTACCTATTGATGTTACTTTTATAGAACGAATATACTGTATATTAAATGATATTACAGAACAACCAAAATGTAAATGTTGTGATAATTTAGTATCATTTAGTGGTACTATTAAAAATGGTTATAATATATATTGTAGCAGCAAGTGTAGCAGTAAAGATATAGATATTATACAAAATAATGTTATTAAAAATAAACAAACTTGTTTAATTAAATATGGCGTTGATAATGGTAGCAAAACAATTGAAGCAAGAACTAAAATTAGTAAAGCATTAACTGGTAAAAAACATAATAAAATATCAGAAGATACATTATCAAAATATCATAATATTCATTTAGAAAATAAAATACCAATTACTACTTTATCAAAACAATTAGGTTATTCCGCATCTAATCTACATCAATTATTAAATAGACGTGGATATAAAACAAAAGTATTTTCTGGTAGTTATCCAGAACAATTATTAATAGATTATTTTAATACTTGTAAAATTAATATAATTGTTCATGATCGAGAATTATTAAATGGTAAAGAATTAGATATATATTTACCAGATTACAAAC